GATTTTGAATATAAATAATTTGGATCTTCAGCTAAAATCTTTTTTAATCCTTCAATATGTCTGTAATGATGGACGATGGCTTTTAGATCTTCGGAGTTAAGCGTTTCTGCTAAAAAATATTTTACGTTATTCCATTCATTTATTGGAGCGTCTCTTAAAAGCTTTGAACATGAAATGAATGCTTCATTACTAGAATAGCGTTTTTTAAGCCAAAAAGAATGGTTGCTAATCTCTGTATATAGCAATATTAAGCAGTTTGAAAGTTTCTGTTTTTGAGATTTTTTTCGACTGATTTCTAAATAAAATGTTCCTGCAAGACCCGATACAAGAGAAACTATTATAGTTATAACAAGCGTTGAGATAGTCACAAAATCACCTCCTTCCTACAATCATTATAAGAAGGAGCAGGTTCTTTTACAACACAAAAAGAAACACCCGCCGCACCGTGGAAAGTTTAGCGAGTGTTTCTTGTGACCAGCCGAAGCTGACGAGAACATTATAACACGCTTCGACTGGTATATCAACTTTGAAAGAGGGATATACCATGAACAAGAAAGATGAAGCTTTGGCAAAGTTTGTCGAAGTGGTAAAGAATTTAAGTTCTAAAGAGTTTGAAGAAAAGTATGTTAAGGAGGATATACCGGTGAGTAAATTACTAATTCGGACAAAAGGAGTTTGGAAAGGGAATCTAAAGGTTATAAATGATAATAATGAGATATCTCAATACCATAACGGAGACTGCAATATAGCGATACATTCAGCAATTGATGGAACCAAGAAAATACATTTTCATATGGATAAAGTAAAGACTGATGATTTTGGTATTGATATAGAGATTGAGCCCCAATAATTCTTTATTAGGATAATTTGAGCAAAGACTGTAACTCTTTCATATTAGCTTCTATTTTTGAATTGAGCTCAACTGCTATTTTAGCATTATTTTCAACGATAATTTTTGCAATATTCTCGGGAGTTATTTCTCCTAATTCAGATATTCGATTAATTATTTCTTGCTCTGAATAGCCAATTCTACCAAACAATGAGATAAGCATGTGACCTCTCTTTCTGGGGCTCAATTAAATTATAGCACAAAGATTATTAAGGAGGATGACGTAACAATGGAAGATATGAAAAGCTGTGACATAACTAAAGAACAAAAAGAAATTAAGGCGGTAGCAGGCGATATTCTGAAACTTCTTAACGGCAAAAACATGAAAGAGATTGAGATGATTTTATGGGAAGTAAAGAGTCACTGTGATGCTAGTTACACTTTCACTTACAAACCAAGATAGGAGTGAAGAACAATGATTGTAGAATGTCCACACGTTGGAATAAGAGAGCTGTCTGAAGCGTGGGGCGTTAGTGCAAGGACAGTAAAAGAATGGCTTGCTAGTGCAGGTATTAAAACAGTAGTACGTGGTCGGTATCGTGTATCAGATGTTACGAGATATGCCGATCAGTACGGTAAGCCGAAACTTTCTAATCGAGAGCGATTAGAGGTAATGCAGCTACAAAAAGCCTTAGATAACGCTAACGCTGAAATAGCAGAACTGCAAGAATGTCTGTTGAAAGTGTCAGGAGTAACAGCTGACGCTGTTCAAAAGATAGTTAGGCAGATGAAAAAAGAAACTGAAATAGTAGAAATGAGGCAGAGCAGATGAAAGCACTAATCAAAGTAGCAGGAACAGCAGTAGTGATGAAAGAGAGTATTAAGGAGCAGCCTTGTGTATGGGCTTTAACCGCTTTATCTATAGCAACAGTAGTTAAGCTGATATATGACATAGGCTACGCTATGGGGCAGGTGGCAGGCTTATGATTAGAGATTTTACCGTAGCAACTACTGCAATATTTGTCGGAACATACATTGCTATTATGGCTGCTGTAGTGACTGTAGGGGTGTTGAGATGAGCGAAGGAGGAATAGTTTATGTTTAATAACAAAGTAGCACCGGATGATTATCAAAGCTTGAGAGAATGTTTTTTTTACTTTGCTTCTGCGAATGAATTAACGATAAATGAAGCTGGTGATGTTTTAGAAAGACTGGCAGAGGATTTACAAAATCAGGTTTGTAGCGGGAAATATGGTTTGTCAGAAGGGTGCTGCGGAGAGACTGACAATAAAAAACCGGCCTGCCAATTTGGCAAACCGGTAAGTGGTTTACAACCATTATGATTTCAATATTTTTTTGATGGATTCTGTTGTGCTGAGCATCGGACCAGTCCACGCTGCGTTTCCAGAAAGTTCGGCAACAAATAGTCTGTCGTTTACATCAAGAAATCTTTTTAAGTCATCGCGAATTTGTGCTGTAGTCCAAGTTGTAGAAACTAACCAGCAAGATTCTGTCAATTTACAATGGGTATATTGTTTGATACGAGCAATAAGACCATCGTAATTTGTGCCAGGTTTACGTAAGTCGTAAGTAATAATTTTAGCCATAATATCACCTCCATTCTGTCCAATATTCTCAAGGTGAATAAAGAACTATATATAGTATAAATATATGTTCTATAGCACATATATAGTGTATCAAAATTAACTTTTATTAGCAAATTTTAATTGGGGTGATAGTGTGAACAATGTGAAAAAAGTAAGAATATCGAAAGGATTGTCCAGGTATAAGGTCTCTAAAGATAGTGGTATATGGTACAAGTCTTTGTGTGAAATTGAAGATAACAAGACGGATGTTAAATTATCCACACTCAGGAAAATTGCAGCAGCAATGAACTGTGAAGTAGCTGATTTAGTTTAGGAGGAGTGATTATGACAAAGCAAAAGAAAAAGAGCTACCGAAGTAGCAGCTTCGATAGCTCAGGTGGACATGTAAATTTTACTAGGTTTAGCGTCCACCTTCATTTTAGCAAAAGAATTGGAGGATTGCAAGCATGGATAATTTTGATGATTTAGTATATTCGATTAGATATGAAGCAGAGGCTATTTTAGATAATTTGAAGGAAATGGATGATCTGGACGGTGATGAAGCTCAAGTCAGTATATTGCTGAAATGGATCAAAAGTAGTGCAAATAGTATTGAAAATAAAATTGAAGATTATCAACCTAACCAGGGAATAACAACAGCTGAATTGCGTAACAAGATGATACTAAGCTATCCGGGGAGGGCATTATGATGGACGATAGATATACAGCTGTATCTAATCCGCCAAAAGATGCTTTAAAAGAAATAGAATTTGGTGCATTGCGTGGTAAAAGTGATATTAATCCGCAATGGAAAATAGAAGCAATGACGGAAAAATATGGGATGTGTGGAATTGGTTGGAAATTTGAAATTGTTGATATACGTACTACTTGTATGCAGGATGACGGAAGAATATTGCTTTTTATGCAGGTGAATTTGTTCATAAAAGACGGTGAAAATTGGAGTGCTCCTATCCCTGGTTATGGTGGCGATATGATTGTAAAGAAAAATAAGAATGGGATTGAACCTAATGATGAAGCTTATAAGATGTGTTTAACAGATGCACTCGGGAATGCTTTGAAGTACGTTGGTGTTGCGGCTTCTGTATATCGCGGTTTTTATGAAACAAAACATGAAAAACGGCAAGCTGATAAACGTGAAGAAAAGAAACGTCAAGAAGAAAGCCCAATTCAAATTACGTCTACCAGTGCATCTGGTTATGTAAGATTTATAAATGGTATTCAGTGTCAAGTTAAAAGTACTCGAAATAACGAATGGTATGACGTAGAATATTTAACTCTGAAAAATTTAGAAGAAATTCTTGAAGATGAAAAATATTCTGATGCTTATGATGCTATTAGATCAATGATCAATGCTAAGGCAGCTGGGATGAAATGAAGTTCACGGTTAAAGGGTTACAGACATTAAAAGGGATGGGATACATAAATTTAGTAGTACCTGTCCCTTTATCAGAGGAAGAAGAAATCAATAAAATCGATCCTGAAAAGCAGTATGTTGTAGAGGTCAAGCAATGGCGCAAAGGGCGTTCTAACGACGCTAATAAATACGCTTGGGTATTATGCCAAAAGATAGCAGAAAAGCTGTCAGAAGAGAGCTTTCACAGCAAGGAAGATGTTTACAGGAAAGCGATCAGGGAATGTGGTTACGGCAGAATATGGCCAGTGCCAACTGACGCTGTAAACAGAACTATTGAAATTTGGCAAAGCAATGGTGTTGGCTGGATAGCTGAATTGGTTAGTGAATGTCAGAACATTAAAGGCTATAGCAATGTAAGGGTATATTACGGTAGCAGTGCTTATGACACGAAAGAGATGAGCCGTTTTATAGATTGTTTGGTATCTATGGCAAAAGATATTGGCGTAGAAACTAGGCCGCAGGAAGAATTAGATGAGCTGATCAAGGAGTGGGGCGTTAAAGATGTCTAAGAGTATCATGCAGACAGGAAAATATTGTTATCTATGCAGCAGGACAACTGGAATTGAGGAACACCATATATACTTCGGTTCACTGCGAAGGATAAGTGAGAAGCATGGTTTTAAAGTTTGGCTCTGTGCTGAACATCACAGGGGCAATAATGGTCCGCATCAGCGCAGAGTTATTGATTTACTGCTGAAGAGGCTATGCCAACGTAAGTTTGAAAAAACTCACAGCAGAGAAGAATTTATGAAGATTATCGGAAGAAATTATTTAGACGACTGAAAGGATTATTATGAACTACGTTGCACAGATGAATGCGTTTTGGAGCTGGCGGTTACTCAACCAACTTAATAGCCGAGCTGCTGATTTGTATATGGCATTATTGCACTTTAACAATTTAGGCGGCTGGCAAAAAGAGTTTACCGTGTCCAGCACGATGCTGCAATCGGTGTGTGGAATTTCTCGGACTGAATTAAGTAGGCATAGGAATACTCTAATTCAGATGGGGCTGATTTCATACCAGGGCGGCAAAGGTAGTCGATCAGGTTTTTATCAGATATTCGATTTGTGTATCGTATACCGAACACAACCTGTAACACAAACT